TTGGATGGAGGAAAATGTCACTTTCATTGAGATTACAGATAAAATAGTTCAATTTGATTAAATTTCCATATCGGCTGCGCCGCGCGGGGTTGGTCGGTCTAGCCCCACTGGGGCCCCCCCCTGGGGGTCCACCCCCCAGTTGTGCAGAGACACGCCCTTACTTCTCATGCCAGTAAAGTGTGGCTTGGGGTGAGAACGACAGATGATTGTCGGAACTAGACCCGTCACGAGGACGGAAATAGTCGAGGATAAAGTAATCACCCATACCAGCCTTGCCCTGAACGGAATACTGATCGGCGGCCTCGCCACCGCCATCCTCGTCATCATCATAGACGAGATTATGATTCATTGGCATCCACCGGTTGTATTTGCGAATACACCCGTCTTCGTTACCGGACGCAATAGTAATAGTCTTGTCGTATTTGATAGTAACACGTGAGTTGTCCAACGGCGCCACAACTTCGTCGAACCAATCGACATTCTTTTGACCCTTGAACAATACACTCTCGATCGCATCGCGGTTAGTGCCGGTGACCTGATTCACGACCCGCTGAAACCCATTGCTATTTTCAATTGCCAATCCGAACGTACCCCCAACAGTAAGTTGGGTCTGAAGCCCCTTGGCGGTAAAGCAGACTCGACGCCACTGCCAAGGCAGACCGTCAGTCACCTGCAGCTCAATCTTTTCGCTCAGGCCCCGCATGAAACAAGTGGTCGCAGTACGAGTGGCTTGGTCAAAGATATTGCCAGCCGTGCGACCCGAATTAATTGTATTATCCCGTGCCGTAGCACACCACAGGAAAGAGTACGGATCAGCACTGCCACCTGCAAGGAGAGCAGGCACATTCGCATAGACCGTACTGCCGCGGTCAGCCAATGTTACATTGGTATAGTACGCCATATTGTCACGTTTCTTTCGGGACGAAATGTTGAGAATTGATTTTTTTGACATCACGCCACGCCTCTTTCGATAGCGCGTCTTGGCGGCGGAGCGTCGGGGCTTTCTTCGGCCGTAAGCCTTCGTATAACGGGAACCGCCGTATTTCTTTTCGTCGCGGATGCGCGCACGGATGTATCGTTTGCCGAAAGCCATTTTGTTGGGACATTTTGTTGAGAAGGAGGGGGGAGGAAGGAGGTATTTATAGATGGACTTGTCCAGTCCATCAGGTCTGTAGAATCTTATACAGACCTTCTTGGACAATCACATGACTTTCAACTTTCAAGCCAGATATGCCCTCCTTACCTACTCCCAATGCGGCGAACTCGATGCTTTCCGAGTTATGGACGTTATTTCGGGACTGGCAGGCGAATGTATCATTGGAAGAGAGCATCACGAGGATGGAGGACTTCACCTCCACGTGTTTTGCGACTTCGGACGGAAGCTACGAAGTGGAAAAGCTGATGTATTCGATGTGGACGGTGTACATCCAAACATTAGCAAGTCTTACGGTACTCCAGAAAAGGGATACGACTATGCGATCAAGGATGGCGACGTGGTGTGCGGCGGACTGGGACGACCGAGTGGAACCCGAGATGTGCCGACTAGTACTCAATGGGCTGAAATTGCAGCGGCTCCGACTAGAGACGAGTTTTGGGAACTATGCCGACGATTGGCTCCGAAAGCTCTACTCACTTCTTTTCCTTCGCTGCGAGCATACGCGGAATGGAACTATCGACCCGTCTTGGCTGAATATGAGTCACCACCAGGAGCTACGTTTGTTGGCGGACAAAGTGATGGACGAGATGATTGGGTGCTGCAGTCTGGAATCGATGCTGAGAGATCAGGGGCTAGACGGAAGTCCTTAGTGTTGTATGGTCCTTCTCAAACAGGGAAGACTACGTGGGCCCGTAGCCTCGGTAAGCATATATATTGTGTTGGGTTGGTTAGCGGTGATGAGTTGTTGAAGGCTGGAGACGTCGAGTATGCTGTATTCGACGATATGAGAGGTGGAATGAAGTTTTTCCACAGCTTCAAGGAGTGGCTAGGCTGCCAGCCACACGTTACAGTTAAGGTGTTGTACAAGGAACCAAAAGTGGTTGCCTGGGGAAAAGTGGGTATCTGGTGCAGCAACATGGATCCACGCTTAGAGATGCTACAGGTGGATATTGATTGGATGGAGGAAAATGTCACTTTCATTGAGATTACAGATAAAATAGTTCAATTTGATTAAATTTCCATATCGGCTGCGCCGCGCGGGGTTGGTCGGTCTAGCCCCACTGGGGCCCCCCCC